CCGGAAGCCATGGCCGCCGTCGGATGATTGGGGGATGTGATGATTATCCGGCAGCTCTCCCTCACCAACTTCCTCGGCTACCGTCGACGGTGCGAGCTTGACTTCAGTGGTTGAGCGAGAAAAAGGATGGAAATAACGATGGAACGTTCAGCTAACAGCAGCGACAGGGATTGGAAGGTTGAGTGGGAGGAAGAGCAAACTCTTACAGCGGAGGAAGAAAGACAAGCGGATTGGGATAGTCGAGAAATGTTCGATGATTCGTGGGTGGAAGTAGATAGGAGGATAGTTGAAGAGCCGCTTCCGTGGGATGATTGAAATGATTCTCTCAATTGACTGGGATTATTTTGTTCCTGAAATAGATGATCTTGGTAATATAGAGAATGCATTTTTTCTTGATGCAGTTTGGCATACTCGAGGTTACTGCATAGATAGTATGCTGACTAATGGACATGAGGTTGGCTTCTGGGAGAAAATAAGAGGAATTGTTGATATACAAACAACTGAAATCAATGTTTCTGAATCCCACTTAAGTGCATATCGTCTAGTGGAGTTAGCCACTGAACCTCTAATTCTAGTAGATGCCCATCATGATTGCTGGCCATTCAAGTTCAGCAAGAGACAGATAGATTGTGCTAATTGGGTATCTGCCTGGATTAGACAAGCTCATAGTATTGGAGTTGAGAGGCATGTTATTTGGGTTACTCCATACGAACTACCACAACTTGCATTTTCATTTGCTGCAGGTAACAGTTCTCTAAAATCAGAGATTCAGGAAGAGGTGAGAAATAACATTACAATCATAACACTGGATGAGTTGGCTAATTACATTGACAACAGAACGGTGAACACAATTCACGCATGTCGGTCAGGGTGCTGGGCTCCACCTTGGTTGGACAAAAAGTGGTTGGCATTTCTTGAGTCTTCGCAACTGGAGATCAAAGCTATGGATTCTGAACCTTGGGATGGGCTGAGGGAGAGATGGACAGAAGTTGATCTTCAGAATGCGATTGGGGTTGACAAGCGGATCAAGGAATGGCAGAAAGATCTGATCTGCGTGGAGGAAAGAAAATGAAGATCAAGGGATTCAACAGCAAGGAACAGAAGCTTTTCAACGTGCTCAAGGATGGCAAATCTCACAACATCAGGGAGTTGAAGAAGCTCTTCTGGCAAGATGCCAAGGAGCAGTGTGCCGAAGTTTACGAGAAGGGTTGGGGAGAGCATGAGATTGATGGGCAAGCCCAGAGCTATGTTCGAAACTCAGTGCGCCGCTTGGTGCGGGATGGGTGGGTAGACGGTCCCCATATGAAAAAGAGCCTAGCTCGAGGGACATACCAGCTTAGCTCAAAGGGGGTGATGTGGGTGAAGTCTGGTTTGTTGATTACTGCTTCGTTTGGTCCCAGAAAGAAGAAGGAGAATCCAAAACCCAAGAATGGAAGTCCAGTAAAACAGAAAGAAAAGGAAGCTGTTGCTCGTGCCTTGAAGCGCATTTCAGAAAATAGCATAAATGGATAGTATTCCTGAAACTGTAATGTGGGATCAACCTGGATTTGGTAGGTGTGTCCTACGAGGCAAGGAGTTCAATGTGGGTGATGAGCTTCCCGTTAAAGCAGGAACAGTGTTGAGATACCAAGGTGCAATCGGGATTGTACTTCATCGTAGACAGACTCTTGATGGTTTTGACATCTATGGCAATTCTGTGGCAGTTGAGGTTATTTACTCAACTCTCATGGAAAAGTTTAAGATGGCAAAGGACCTGAAATATGGTGTGTGGTACGTGAAGAGTTGCGATGTTCTGAAAGGTGAGGAAGCGGCAACAGCGAAAAAGGAACCAAAGCTATTTGTTGAAGCTATGCTGAAGATTGACGCGGAAGCTGAAAGGAAGGCTGCTGAAGAGAGAAGAAAAGCTGATCCAATCGCATCGCTACAAATACCAGCATGCCTTCTAGAACCAAAACCAGAAACAAAGCCTGTTGGCAGGACAGCTATTAGACGAACACCAGTTCAAGTAGAGCAAACAGTGGTGAAACGAACACCAGTGAAGAAGCTTGATTTTATTGAGAAACTAAGACAGAAACTGAAGGAACTGTAACTTATGTTTAAGTTGAACCAAGCTAACCATAGACACGAGATGCTACTCCAGTGGTCTGATAAGTTAAGACAAGATGCTCAAATGCTAGAGAGCATTGGAGTAAAGAACGAAGGAATCAAACGAGCATTAGGTGGTTTGCGTGTTGAATTGGCTGAGCATCTGCGCCTACTGGCTCACAGCATTCAAAGGAGAGAGAAACGTGCCAACGATCAGTCAGCTTGTCCGCGAAGGAAGAAAGAGACTCAAAACCAAGAGCAAGAGTCCAGCTCTTGATGGTTGCCCTCAGAAGCGGGGTGTATGCCTCAGGGTGTATGTGGTCAATCCCAAAAAGCCAAACTCAGCCAATCGCAAGGTAGCACGCATTCGATTGAGCAATGGCATGGATGTGACTGCCTACATTCCTGGAGAAGACCACAATCTCCAGGAACATAGTCAGGTGCTCATCCGTGGTGGACGTGTGAAGGATTTGCCTGGAGTACGCTACCACGTTGTTCGTGGAGCTAAGCGTTATGACGCTTCAGGGGCTGACCCCAAAGGTGATAAGCCCCCACGAAACAAGAGTCGAAGTAAGTACGGTTGCAAGAAGGATAAGAGCAAGAAAAAGAAGTAAGCGAGTGAAAGAGGGAGCATCTTGGGTTTCGGCCTGAGATGCTCCTTTTTTGTTGTCTTTTTTAGCTCTGATACCCTTTGCAGGCTAATCCTGTGTTATAATAGAAAGATATGCAATACCCCTTGACATCTCTTGCCTCATAGGGTACACCTGTAGGTCCATACAACCTCTGTAAAGGAGAAACAATTGACCATGTTCGCAGTCAAGGACATCCAGCCAAACCCCTTTCGCAACATTGATCACTACCCAATCGACAAGGAGAGAGTACAGGAGCTACGTGAGTCGTTGAGAGCAACTGGTTTCTGGGACAACGTAGTTGCACGAATGGTGAATGGTAAACCCGAGATTGCCTATGGGCATCACAGACTGGCAGCATTGAAAGAGGAATACAAACAGACCTATCAAGTAGACCTAATCATCAAAGACTTGGACGATAAAGCCATGATCAAGATCATGGCAAACGAGAACATGGAAGAGTGGAAACATTCAGCTGAAACTATCATGGAAACAGTTCGAGCAGTAGTGAGCGCTTATGCTGAAGGTTTGATTGAGCTATCGGCATTGCATGAGAAGACTTCCAAAAATCGGATTCGATATGCTCCTTCGTTTATTATTGGGGATGCTCGGGATGCAATCCCGAGCATAGATAATGAGAAGCCATACACCGTGGAATCATTGGCAGATTTTCTAGATTGGCATGAGCCAAAAGGAGACCCCAAACGTAAGCTCAAGGATGCTGTGCTGGCCCTCGAGCTGATTGAGCAGGGAATCCTGGTAGAGAAGGACTTCAAGGGCCTGACAGTCTTCCAGGCACGCGCAGTGGTCGAGCAAGCTCGCATCTCGAAGACAAGGCACGAGACGGCTGCCAAGGTCTTTGAGCAGCAAGCCCAGCAGGCAAAGACCCCTCGAGCAAAAGCAGCAGTGCAGGAGAAGGCACAGGCTGCCAGACAGGAAGCCAAGAAACAAGCTACAGCCGTGGGACAAGCGGTCAGCAGGCAGCTCAAGGAGGGCAAGGTAGGGTATCGTTCTGTTGCAAAGGTTCGGATGGAGGTAGACAAGCCAGAGAAGAACAAGCTGTTGTGGATTGATGATTTTGCAGAGAAACTTCAGGCACATGTTAGTGCCTTTCTTGATTCATATAAAGACCCAAAACGGGTTCGTGCATTGGAGGAGATGATTATCTATCGGGAGAGTATGCAGAAACGCACACGAAAAAATCTTTCCAAAACATTTCGTGTAGTAGCAAAACGTTTATCTGATTATGCAGATCGGATAGATACAGAAGCTTCCCAGAAGATGCTGGGGAGGTGATTCGTGAAAGACTGTTATGCAGTGGAATTGGCTCGTGCTGTTGCTTTATTGTTCGCTGATGGATGTAGCAATCCCTCTGCGGAAGAAATTGCAACAGCGTATTTTTCTGGTAAAATCATGGGTGGAGAAATCATTGATGGAGTTAGAAAGAGGCTGAAACGTATCAGAACAATTCTTGAGAAAGATTATCTAATCCCTGTCTATCTGGTGGCAGATTATTACTACTCTCCACACTGTAATCGGTGTCCTGCTGATAGTGCACAGGCACGTAAATGTATTTGTGGTGGTTTGCATAAGTCAGCAGCTGGAGTAGTGGCAGCTTCCGATAACGATATTATCTATCAGGAAGCATTGAAACAAAATATCATTAGTTCTGTTCCTAAAACTGCAAAAGCTGTACTCAACATAATCAATGCAATGAATGAGGGGCGGATGAAGCTAGAGGATGGTGGAGATTTGTTGAATCAGCTCAAAGCAAGAATGGAAATTGATAATCATCTTAAACTGACTGCACCGCAAAATTCGTTAATGCAAAAAGCTATGGCAGCTGCCAAGAAGAGACCTGTGACAAGAACTCCAGTGAAGCAACTAAAACTCATATTGGAGGACTAGATTTTTGGTTGACATTCCGCAAATTCGTCCCCATTATAGCCAATCTAACAAATAGGAAAATCAAATGAAGCTTGTTGATCTTACGTGCAATAATTGTAACCACGTCTGGGAGGTACTGTTAACTTCAGATGAAGCTGAATGGTTGGGGAAGATTGAAGTGGTTTGTAAGTGTGATGGGGAAACTTTTAGCTTGCAGGGCTGCCCAGAGTGTGGTTCAAAGGATGTTGCTCAGGTTCTTGGTGGGTACATGACTAAGTGTCATGACCCATCAGTTCGAGAGCAAGTTCTGAGAAAGCGAAGCATCGACCATTCGAATTTGCATGCAAAAGAGAATCTGGAGAAGCTGCAAAACAAAGGTGTATTAAAACTCAAATAGGAGAGAACAGTGGTACAAAGAGTTGCGTCGCAACCACAGGCACCATGGGCATTACCATCGAAGTCAAGAGTTTGGGAAGGTGTAGCTGGCGGGAGGTACAGGCTAATCAATACTCTTCCTCTCTGGCAAGAATTTTTCCCACAACTCAATAGCAAGATGACAGTGGCTAGTGATACTGAGTCTACGAGTTTATCACACACCGATGGACATATTATTGGATTCAGTTTTAGCTGGGGAGCTGCAGATTCGTACTACGTTCCAGTCAGACACGAAACCACAGAGAAGCAATTAGATATAGAGAAGATTAGACCAGATTTACGAGAGTTCTTTTTCAACCAAAAACGAGTAACCACATGGCATAACTTCAAGCATGACGGTCACTTCCTAATGGAGGAAGATCTCGTTCCACAAGGCGTTGTGCATGACACACGATTGATGCATTCTTTGATTGATGAGAATAGTTTGACTGCTTTGAAGAAGCTTGCCTGTCAGGAGATTCATCCTGATGCTGATAAGTGGGAAAGGGCAGTTGACGAGTGGAGGGGGGCTTATGCACGAAGTGTCAAAAAGCATAAAAGAGATATAAACTATGGTCTCATACCTCTCGATATAATGACTCCATATGCTTCTAGTGATGCCCACTATGAGTTTGCTCTCTACAAGAAGAAGCTGCCACAGATTGTTGCAGACAGATATTTGATGGAGCTGTACTTAGTAGAGATTAAACTCATGTGGGTATTGTTGGCAATTGAGCACAACGGTGTATTTATCGATAAAGAATACCTGGAAGCAGCGGGACCTAGGTTAGAAAAAGAATCAGATGAACTGAAGCAGAAGATAATTCAGAAACTTGGAAAAGTGAATGTCAATAGTGTGAAGTCTCTTGTTCCTGCCCTGGAAGCTATTGGGATCAAGTTCAGCAAGAAGACCAAGAGCGGAGCGGCGTTTGCTTTAGACCACGAAGTACTGGAAGCTCTTGCCTCCAAATATCAGGTTTGCGAGGACTTGTTAGAGTATCGTAGTCTTACTAAGATAAGATCTACCTATGTGGATTCAATCTTAGAAAAACTAGATGATGATCAAGGGCTTCACTGTACTTATAATCAAAATGTTACCACTGGACGTATGGCGTCGCGCGCGCCAAATTTACAAAATATACCTGCCAAAGATAAGACTATTCGAAAAGCGTTTGTCGTACCAAAGGAGATTGTGTGTAAGTCATGTGGATATGTTGGCAAAGGATTTATTGTTTCTGATAAATGCCCACAGTGCGCTAGCAGTCAAGTTGTGAACAGTAATGACTATGTAATGGTCTTCATTGATTTTAATCAAATGGAGGTCAGGTGCACGGCTCATTACAGTAATGATCCAATATTGCTTAGCGTATATAACGTTACCCATGAGGATGTTCACACTAGAACGATGTGTGAAATTTTTGGGTACAATTACAACGAAGCAATCGCAATTTTGGAGGATGAGAATCACCCAAAATACAACAAAGTGTATTTTGACAGAAAGATTGCCAAGATAACTAACTTTTTGATTATTTACGGTGGTTCGGCTAAAACATTGTCTGTTAGGATTAGCACTCCAAAAAAGCAATACACAGAAAAGGAGTGTCAGAGATATATTGATCAATATTTTGCTAAACTAAAAGGAGTGAAACGTTGGATCAATGATACCAAAATGTCTTTGCGGAAGATGGGAGAGGTTCAGAACTTTTTTGGGCGCTATCGTAGGTTTCCTGAATTGGCTTCTATGCTGAAGTGGTCTAGCAACAAATGGAAGGTTGAAAGATGTGAACGTCAAGCAGTTAATTTTCTGATCCAATCTTGCAAAGATATTCATACTTTTGTGTCGACTGATGCTGGGATGATTACTCTCCATGATTTGTTTGAATTAAATGACAAACCAGCAATTCATACATATACTGGTAGTTCTGATAATTATAAAGTCCACGATACTGGAGTAAAAGAAGTTTTGCAATTAGATACAGCTTATGGGACTGAAATGATAACTAAAGATCATAGGTTCTTTGCTTACAAGAATGGAGATTTGGTAATCAAACAACTAAGTGAGTTAGTTGTAGGAGATTACATTGTAGCGATGTCCAAGGTGGCGGTTGGTGGGGCAGTAACACCAAAATACGCTAATGTGGCCATGGCTGAGTTAATTGGTGTTTTATGTGGTAATGGAAATTATTCTGGTAAGCGAAATTTTACTATAGCCATTGGGCACAATCTAGAGTACGGTGAGCACATACAAGCATTGATTAAGCGTGCCTTCAATGATGATAACGTACATTGTCCGATTCGTGTCCGTAAGCCAAAAGCTGCCCACCACTATGATGATTGTCATGTGGCAGTTGATCGTGTGGGGTTAAGAAAGATTCTTGAGATTTTAGGTTTGGGTTATGTGACCAGGAGTAACAAGGTAGTTCCATCATGGATATTGACAGCTCCAGTTTCTTATAGAGTAGCATGTCTTCGTGGTTTATACGATACTGATGGTGGGTTGGTTAGTGGAAGATATCCGCAATTCACTAATATCTCTAAAAATTTAGCTGAATCGTTTTTATTATTAGCTAATTCACTGGGATTTGGTGGGCGGATTGTTGAATATCCTGCAAAAGGTAAAGCTTCTAGGCATTGGAGAGTGATTATTCCTGGTGAAAAAGCAGTTGAGTTCACAGAGTTGATTGATACTAAAATTGAATGTAGAAGAGCTAGAATAAATGGTCCTGGTCGATTGCCAGTAAACTTAGTCAAAGATGTGGCTAATTTGATCTTGTCAAGTCAGGCATGGAATAGTTCAGTACCAAGTATTAGAAATGTGATCACGAATGGTGTTGCCAGAACTTGCACTTATTCAATGAAGAAGTTATTTCAACGCAAAGAACAAAGTCATATTTACCGTATGAGATTTGTTGGTCATGGTAGCCAAAGATCATGTCGAGAATACTTGAATAGAATTCATGAGTATTCTATTGATCCGTGCGAAAGTAGTAAAATACTTAATTTGTTAGACTTGGTGGACTTGGATTGGGCAGAGATTAGACAGATCAAAGAACTAGGTAAACGGCAGACAATGGATATTGAACTTGAAGGTCCAGATCACTCATATATAGGACAGGGTCTTCTTCAACACAATTCTTGTGCTGATTTGTTCAAGATTGTGATGGTACGTATTGGAGATGTTCTATCGCAATCAAGATCAGTGCAGGTAATGCCAATTCATGACGAGTTGATATTCTACATCCACAAGGATGAGTTTGATCTCCTGCCTAAAATCAAAAGTGAAATGGAGAGGTTTGATTTTCGTGTTCCCATGACAGTTGACATCTCCGTGAGTCAGACAAACTGGGCTGATAAAGTACCACTTAAATCTGCCACATGATTCTGCAAAAGTAACCACTACCCGTATCATAGTGTGTAGCCAATGAGGGTGAGGATGTCTTACAACTTCAAGGGATTGGATATTTCAGTAACCTTCAATGGAGTTACCTATCAGTCCAGTCTTGAAGAGGATGTGAAAATCAACTCATCCGATCTTGATGGTGAGTTTGTTGAGCAACCTCGCAAATACGTTTGGTGGGCAGTCCTTTCCGAGATTGCGAAGGATTTGGTGGCGCAAAAGAAGTATGAAATGGAGATGTTGTATGCGAGGTTGGACCACGAAAAGCGTACAGCAGCTATGGCAGCAAAGGTCAAGCTCACCGAAAGAATGGTTGAAAATGAGGTAATCACAGATACTCGCTATCAGAAATGCATGGCAGAGTATCTTGAAATCAAAAAGCAGAATGGTGTACTGGGGGCGGGCAAGGAAGCATTTGCCCAGCGAAAAGATATGTTGATTAGTTTGGGAGCAAACTATCGAGCTGAGGGTAACGCAGACCCTGTCATTCTACAAGAAGTTGCAAAGAACAAAGCTGCAAATATGGCAAGAGCCAGAGCGCAGCAAAAGATAGAACCAGAACCAGAATCAATCAAGAGTCCCGTAGTCAGGACTCCAGCCATCAGGCAACCTGTGAAGGTTGAACCAAAGGAGTAACACGAATGGCCTTGAAAGTTGACATGAATAAAGCCAAACGCAAAGCGGCTGAGGAAGCTGCCAAAGCTGCTGCGCGGGCTAACATGACAAGGACTTCGAGATGGAAGCCAGCACAGGGAAAGAACAGAATCAGAATCATGCCTCCTTGGGCCAGTTCTGGTCCAAACGCTTATCAGTTCTGGCGTGAGCTGTACGTGCATTGGGGTGTTGGTCCGGATGAAGAGTCATCGACCGCTCTAGCCTGCCCTCGGCTAAGCCAGGATGGACCAAAAGGACCCTGCCCAGTTTGTGTGGAGGTTGAGCGGTTGAAGGCTACTAAAGACCCAGCCAATGTTGAGTTGGCGAAGGAGTTGAGAGCCAAGCAACGGTCCTTCTCTAACATCATCGATATCGAAGACCCAATCTGGAAGCAAGAGAATATCGATGAGTTGGTTGCATCTGGTGCTGATGCTTCCAATCTACCAAAGGTTGGTACAACGAAGGTTCAAGAGTTCAGTTATGGACCAACAATCTTGAAGCAACTCCTTGATTTCTACACTGAGGAGATTGACTTTACTGACCTGGATGCTGGTCACACCGTCATCATCACTCGTGAAGGTCAGGGTCTCAAAACTGACTATCGAGTGATTCTAGACACCAAACAGACAAAAGCACCTGTGAAGGGCGAACCAAAGCTGCAAGACCTTGACAAGATCATGCCGTTCAGGGAGCCAGCAGAGATGTTGGCTATTCTGGAAGGTCTTGATCCTGGTGAGGTGAAGGCTCTAGCGGCGAGCACTTCTGCCGCTGAGGAAGCTGTCGAAGAGGTCGTTGCTGAAGAGGAAGAGGCTGAAGCTGTTGAAGAGGATGACGGCAGCAACGGTGAAGGGGAAGTTCCTGAAGATGAGCTGGAAGAGGCTGCAGCTGTACAATACCCACCCTGCTACGGTGCAGAGTGCGACCCAAAGGATTCAGTCTGCAATACAGACTGTCAGTTGTTTGCTGAGTGCAAAACCAAGTGTGGAATCGTGGATGAGCCGCCAAAGCCAAAGAGGCAAGCGGCACCCAAACCCGCTGCTGCTGGAAAACATGCAGTGGCAACCAAGTCTCCAGCAACAGGGAAAGCTGTTGGGGGAGCTGATGACCTGATTGCCCAGATGAAAGCGGCAGTCGGGGAGAAGTAAAAGGAGAAGAGATGAGTGCCAAGAAGGTCGACGTTGACGAGAACGAGGAAGAGGGCGTTGAGGTGGATGAGGAGACACAAGAGCGAATCAATGCTCTGGCAGCAGCCTACCACAAGAGGATGCTCAAGAGGGTAGCAGAGGGCAAGGAGCTTCCTGGAACTGGTATGGGGCGGGGACGGCTGCCTGCAGGCATCACAGAGGAGGACGCAGAGAAGTACGTTGAGTTGCGAAACCAGGTGAAGCAGATTCGGGAGCTGCGTCGCAATGCTCGTGAGAAGTTGACAGCACTTCTCGAGGAGATGGATGGCATGAAGGGTGCCACCAAGCCCAAGGCCAAGAAGAAGGCCAAGAAGTAACACTGTTGATTCTAGATTGAGGGCACTCTGGTTCCTTCCTAGGGTGAATCTTCGGGCCAGGAGAATCACTCTGTTTGACCAGGGTGCCCTCTCTTTTTCTACCTCAAGAGGATAAAATGGCAAGACAAGCAGCTGTCAAACCAGTGTTCCCAACTCAATCCAAGAACACCAAAGATCTCGTTGATCAATTCAAGACACTTGCTGATATTGCCAAAACCACAAAAGAGGATGAGAAGATTGAGGTTCAGATTCAAAAGAAAAAATCTGAATCTAGTAAAGATGCAGATTTCATTGCTGGCATTGTACGGAAGATGGAGGATAAGTTTGGGGCTGGCTCTGCTCTTACCCCCACAGCAGAAACAGTTCTTTGCAAAGTAGAGCATTGGGTTTCCACTAGAAACTTTTTGATTGATTCTGCAATTGCTGGTGGATTACCAATGCCACGACCTCTGATTCCATTTGGACGTATGACAGAAATATCAGGTTTGAA